CCCAATGCAACTTGATTCATTTGATCTACTCCAGATATTACTGGTTGGCCTAGAGCTTGTAATCTCATAGCTAATCCTAATTCAGTCATTAATAGATTAATCATTAGGTTGGCGTTTACAATATCTGTTGCTCCATTACGCATAAAGTCGGTTGTGTATGGGTGGCGATGGCAAATAGTAAAAGGCAGAACACCATAAGGATTAACATTCTCCTCATTGACTGATTCAATGTTTCCGTTTTGATCTACTAGAAAATGCTCTGTTTCAGACCAATAAGCATACACAACTTTATCATCTCTAGTTTGTCCATGATTGTAGATAGGATAGATATAACCAAATGGCTCTCTACTTCTAGGTTCAAACAATGGTTCAAACTCTATTATCTGATCGTATTCAATCTTCTTTGTTTCTTCGTTGTATCTGCTTTTTAGTAGATGTGAACCTAATAGATAGGTTAATCTTTCAGCAGTAAGCATTGACTGATCTAAGTTGGTTACACTCTCAAGATACGATTCATTAGTTCTTGATGGTATATTCTTATAAGCAATAGCTCTTGCATTGATTAGCTTAGACGTAATATTCTGTACGATAAGTGGTACTTCTAAACTCTTTATTGGAAAATACTTTGTTAAATCATTCTCCATTTGATGAGCCATACCTTCGTAATAAGATAAGAATCTATAACGATCCTCAACATTATCATTCGTTATATCAGATAAGAATTCCTTTAACTTACTTCTTACTAAATCTTTATTATCTACTATCATAGTTCTTTCACCATTGAATTGACGTTGCTATTCGTTGAACTATTGGCCATTTGTATTCAATCATATATGTAGCTGCATCGAGGCTGTGAGTTAATTCTATATTACTCTTATCAATGCCACCATTACGATCTCTCTGAACTTGCTCTAAATCTTTTATTAAATATTTGCACTTAGGATCAACAGTCATCTGAACCTTGCCAGTTGCATCCTTTAACTTTCTATTAAGTGCATTTAGTCTATCTCTATGCGATGGATGATTCTTCTTAGCATAGACTGTGTATCCATAATCCTTTATAATCTGATGGTCTGAGCGATGTGAGGTTGTACTTCTGGCTGAACCAGCAGGATCTGGATAAACCTCTTTAACATTCTTCCATCTTTCTTTCATCTCTTTACATAGCATCTCTGTGTTGGAGTTTTGTTGTCTTATCTCATCGTAATAATGAACAGTACCATCACCATATACACAAGCTAAGACTGCTGTATTATAATCTACGTTGTGATCAATACCGATTATCTTATACATACTTAACTCATCTGCTACTTTAACATTTTGCTCTCTATCGAAAGCCCACGCTGCACGATTCGCAGCTGTTTCAAAACTTGCCATAAACTCTTGGCGATATGCTTTCTCATCAAGGTTTGACTTAGCAAGTTCTAACTCTTCTTCACTTACGAAGCCACCATCAACTGTTTTAAACTGCCAAGACTTCCAATCTTTATCGTTGCCTTGACCTTTAATGAAGTAATCATAGAAGTTATTATTACTAAAACCATCTGGAGTACCAATCATCATGGCTTCTCCATTGGTTGTTGTGAGCATAGGATAGATCACTTCTTCAAACACTCCAGATTTTTGGTAGGCATATTCATCTAATACACATTTCTTTAATTCTGCTCCACGAAGCGAATCACTTGCATCTGATCCTTTAATCGCAATCGTAACACCTGATTGAGTACAACTCAGCTCCGTTTCGTTTATCTTCCATCCTCTGCCCCTCATAATTTGTTTTAGCATTGGCCATACTGTTATCTTGCCTTGACGATAGGTCGGTGTTATATACCAACGATTCTCTCCCTCCAACATTTGACCTTTTAAAAGGAACGCTAGGCCCAGCACCGACTTTCCGAACCTTCGCCCAGCTGTTATTACCTTGAAGCGATGCTTGTCTTGCAGTATCTCTTTTCTCTCTTTTGTTAGATAAATATCCAATTACTTTATCTTTATCCTTATCCATTATCTTTATCTTTATCTTTAGCCCCATACAAGGGGCTTACAAGCCCCTTACTTTTCATCAATTATATCATCACCAAAATCTAAAACTCTTAATGGTTTAAACTCTTCTGTTACGATATGCTCTTTGCTTTTACCTTCAGTTCTATCTAATACTTCTTTAATTGCACCTAGATCGCCACGCATCCCCATTTGAATAAGCGTGGATAATAATCTTTCCTTTTGGCTTCTATCTTCAATCTCTGTATCTAACAACTTATTCAAAATATCTTTGGCTGCATTTCTTCTGCCATTAGGGTTTCCAGACTCCCCCTTCTTCCATCTATTACCAATCTTATTTCCTTTTTCAAATTTAGCCATATCGTTTGCTTATCGTTTGTTTATGGAGTTGGAATAATTCCTATTACTACTGGCCTATCAATAATATCCATCAACTCTTTCACCTTATTACTATCAATCTCATATACATCAAATTCTATTCTCCAGTTATGAGTAGATTTAAGATTCTTAATTCCAACCAGCTCACAATTCAATGCAACTCCATTATCTTCTTTTGCGTTTTTTTGCATCTAAAGGACATTTTTCCATATAAACAATTCTATTCTCTGGAGTAGCAAAGCCACATCGTAGGAGCTTTTCTTTATCGTATCCACAAAAACCACACATTCTTTTTTTAATTGGACAAACCTCAAACAACTACTTCTTTTTCTTCTTACCCATTTTCTTCTTCTTTGGTCGACCTACTTTTGATCCGTATGTTCCTTTACCTTTTGGCATAATTTTTTCCTTATTTATTTTTGTTTCGATTCCATGTTGAATCAGCCCATCTTTTACCAGCATCTCCACCCCATAACTCCCAAGCAACTTTACCTTTACTGGGATATCCTTTTTCTCCTCTTCGGAATCCAGTAGCTTTTTTATCTACCTCATGCCTTGCAAAGAAGCTTACCATTCTTTTAATCGTATCTAAGCTAACAACAGAGCCATTGGCTAATTGGTTTGCTCTAGCAACACCAACTGCTGTACCACCTTTTCGGCTCTTAGGAAGTGATTTACGCATCTCAAGAGATCGCTTTGCAGCTTCTTGAACTGATTTAGGAGGTCTGAATGTTGCCAATTACTTATCTTTTTTTGCTGGTTTCTTCTTAGCAGCTTTTCCATTCTCATCGCAAATAACACAACCATCTTTTTTATAGGCTGCATCTTGCTCTTTACTTGGATTAGCTTTGCCAAAAACAGAACCATCTTTTCTTTTATAATATACCATTATTTTCTCTTGTTCTCTTTTTCTAAAAATCTTCGATACTGGTTAGAGGTTCTACCCTCTCTGTTGAGCTTCATATTTAATAAGCGTTTTGATCTCTTACGTTGCTTTGCTTCTTTATTAGGCATTACCAACCATTATCGGCAGCTTCTTGCTCCATCTGCTTTTCCCAAATATCTCCACCAAACTTAATTGCTGGTTTTCCAACTAAGTATCGTGTTTCCTCACTATTGCACTTTTCGCACTTCATTACACTAGGTTTTTCATTAACAAAATAAAAAACCTCTTGGATGTGATCACATCTGAGGCATTTTACATCATGCAAAGGCATTATTTTTTCTGTCTTTCGTGCTTATTTTCATTATTTAATCACGAGTAAGGCATAAATGCCCCTCTATATATAGGGAGGAATTAGAACTTTGGCATCTACCGAATCCTCTAAAACCCTATCACCACGCTTTTTACAGCGATTCCAGGCTTTTCGTAAAGTGTTTTCATTTTTATTTAGGATTTCAGATATTTCTGGAAATGTATTTTTTCTAATTTGATAAAAGAAATACACTTTTCTTTCAAGATCAGTCATATAATATGCTAACATATATCCAATATTTAAAAATTTAAGATTATTTATAGCATTATCTACTTCTTCTTGAAGTATATCTTCTCTTGTTTTGTCTGGCTTACCACACATTGGGCAAGGTAAATGGCTTGGTTCTGGCATCGGATTATCCTTTACATAAAAAGTTCCTGTTGTAAAAATCTTTTTTCAGCTATTTTAATATATTCTGGGTTTAGCTCAATACCCAACCACTTTCTTCCAAGTCTTTGTGCCACCCATCCAGTTGTTCCAGAGCCAAAAAAAGGATCGAGAATTATATCATTTTCCTTAGATCCTGCTTTTATACAAAGCTCTGGTAATTCTGGAGGAAAAGTAGCAAAGTGAGCATCTTTAAATGAATAAGTATTTATTTTCCAGACCGATCTTCTGTTAGCCCCAGATCTTACCTCATTCAATCTTTTTCCTTTTGTTCTGTTTTCTCGGTGTACAAAATAATGACTTCCCTCTTCAGTATCCCACCCATCTGGTACTTTTACTTGATATTCTGGAGAATTAGTCTTTATAGAATCTGCATCGTAATAATATCTTTCTGACTTACTTAGCAAAAAAATATATTCATGCGATTTAGTACATCTATCTTTTACAGATTCTGGCATTGGATTTGGCTTATGCCATATTATATCTTGCCTCAAATACCAGCCATCAGCTTGTAAAGCAAAAGCAACTTTCCAGGGAATACCAATTAAATCTTTAGATTTTAAAACATCATGAGATTTTTTATGCTTTTTATCAAATCCATATCTCTGATTTATATCTTTAGTATTTAATAACCCTCTTTGAGTAGGTTGATCGCTGCCAGACCTATAATAACTATCACCTAAATTAAGCCACAAAGTTCCATCGTCTTTTAATACTCTTTTAATCTCTCTAAATACTTTGACTAAGTTATCTACAAATTCTTCTGGAGATGATTCAAGACCAAGCTGTCCATTGACATTATAATCTCTTAAGCCCCAATATGGAGGAGATGTTACAACGCATTGAACAGATTGATCTGGAATGTTTTTTAAACAATCTAAAACATCGCCTTGAATTATTTGGTTTTTTTTAATTTCTCTTCTCTCTTTATTTTTTCCCAATCAACACCTTTTCTTGGAAATGGTTTTTTAACATATTTTTTCTTAGGCATTAAAAAGGTAAATCCTCTGTATCTTTTTTATCTTGTTGAGGATCGTTAGTATCATTGTAATCTTTCTTTGGCTTCCATTGGTCCTGATAAGCATAGTGAGTTATGCCAGTATCTGATGGCTCTTTTCTTCTTGCTATGATGATATTAGCCCAGCCATTATCTTGCATT